TTTATGATCGCACCAGTACTTCTGATACACCAGCCATAAGTTTAGGTGTTCTATAGGATCATAGGTTTCGTAGGTAGTAGAGCCTTTAGGAGCTCTGTCTACGAAAGAAAACACGGTAATAGACTCGGGCTTGCTTTCCGACGGTTCGTTAGGTATTCCGCTATCTATCATAAACTGACATAAAGGATTCTGTGTATCTATGCGTACCCGTCTAATGTAATAACTAGAGTATCTTGGATGAATTCCTGAAGACGTGCCAGCTACACACGACGTAGTTCCTGAGGGCTTACAACAAGTTACAGCCTTAGATGGATGGATTCCTAACTTGGCTGCCCACTCTTTATTTGTACTGATAACAATCTCTCTAAGCTCAGTTAATAAAATTTCTAACTGAGTAGAACATGTAGACATTAGTTTATTATCATATATCCCTGTAAAAGAAACACCTAATAATCTCTCGTCGTTACAATTAGCGATCCATTCTGGATCTAAATACGTAAACTTTGTACAAGCAGCTTGTATAGTTCCTAGTATTGCCGCTTGTTTTACTTTTCTTTTTAATGTTGTTTTATTATCGTGAGGACGTATAACTACTTCTGTAAGATTACAGAACTGTTTCGGTCTTAAGATAATCTCGCAACAGGGATTAGTACCCCAATCCGCTGGAGCTCTTCCACATTCTTCAGATAGTTTGGCCATAGCTTCTCTGTTTATAATACCTCTTTCTCCTGAGTGAGAATCATAAAGAGTGGTCCATTCCTCCATGAATCTGCTAAGACTTGGCTTATTTTTATAAACCGCTGAGTTATTACTAAGAGCTCTATGAGCTGTCTTATCGTTGTCCCACCAAGTACCGCTCTTTGCCTTAGCCATTTCTCTATCATCTAAGTCAGATAACGAGATCAATGCGGATCTACGTACTCCGCCGGAGACGACAATGTCTCCAATCATACAGACAATGTCGTGTACCTCCAGCGAAGATAGATGTCTCCCTTTTGCTTCATAGAATAAGTTTACTACAAATCTAAAGAGTTTTTCTAGAGGTTCTGGGCCAGAAGCCCTACCTCCAAAGGTTTTTAATCTGGCTCCCTTAGGACGTACTTTAGAAGTATCCCAAGTGGGATGAAAGCCTGTATATAAAAGACTTAATAACTGATTCAAAGCATCAGCCCAGCCTCGTCGAGAATCTTTTACAGTAATAATAAGATCCGACTCTCTTTCTATGTTCTGGGGAACAAGAGGAAGTTTGTTTATTACATCAGCCTCGCAAGAGAATCCTACTCCTGTACCGCAACATAAGATGTATAGGACATCTGAGAAAGATCTAATGTCTTCTATAGGTAGGTATGCACAGTTGTACAGGCACGTATCGTCTACCTCTGCCGCAGCTCCCGCTGTCATGAGGGCTCTCATCGAAGGGAAAACTTCTCGGTCCTTGGTGGACTGTCTTATTTCGTCCCAGTCTTCTCCCTGTACAAGGGGAAACCTTTCTCCAAAGTAGTCGTAATACCTGTTTACACACTCTTCCCAAGTTTCCCTCCGTTTTAAATCGTCTCGCCATTTACAGTAACTTTTAGTTACAATGAACTCTTGAAATTGATCCATAAATTCCTTTCTTCTTATAACCCATCTATCGGATGCCAAAGGGCTTTTATTTCTTGTTTATTAACATCATAGTTAGTATTCTGTAATATTCTTACACATCTACCCATTGCTATACACATATCTTTTACATCGTGTGTATTCTTGGGAACATTCTCCCCTGTCTTATAAAGATCTACTATCCTTTCGTACCACTCATCCTCACTAGTTTGCGTGAGGATTTTCTCAGCCTTCTTAGGACCTACTCGCCACAATCCTGGGATACCGTCAGTAGAATCTCCGGTCATCCACTGTAAACAGAACCATTTCTCTGCTTGTAGCGGTGTAATCTCATACGGGGCCTTGTCTTTATCAGGATTCCAGTGCCAACCAGGCACTCCTTTTAGATCTTTGTCTATGCTGACAGAGACAGAAGCACCGCTCGAGCTACGTATTCCTAAGATATCATCTGCTTCTAAGCAATCCCATAATAAAGTATCGTAACTATCTTTAATGACATCAAACGTTTCCTTCAAGCAATCGGGTTTATAAGCTTCTTTTCTATTCTCTTTGTAGCCAGGATACTCTAGTTTTCTAAAGTTATCTCTTGCCTTACAGCTTAGAGCTATCTCTACTTTTTTGCATTTTTTTGGTGTCCATTTTTTAATCAAGCTTTCTAAAAGAGGAGCAATAAAATGAGTGCCTTCAGAGTCAGCTATGAAAGCCGTTTTCCATGCAATGATATCGCCATCAAGAGTACATGTTGTCGGAATCTTCTTCATAGTCTGGCTCATTAGTGTCTCCTTTCATCTCTATCTCTCCTCCTTCTATCAAAGAAAATAAATCCATTACCATATCCATAGATTCCCATAGTTTTGTATATTTATTTTTCTTACAAGCAGAACAATTACAAGTACTGTTTCCAGTTGTCCACTCATCGAAGAATTTCTCTATTCGTTCTATAAAAGTTTTCTTGTCTTTGTCATTTTTAATAACATCATCGAACATCTCAAGGTATTCTTTGTTACCTCCTTCAACTAGAGTAGCCATCTGCTCACTTTCGTGATTTCTCCAGCTAGCTTTCTTGTTATCTTGGTTTCCTGAAATAAAGATACAGACACTGTCTACCTTTCTTCCCCATCCTACTTCATTTAAATAGCGACAATCATCGATAATAATAACACGTTCCCAAAACTTATGTCCTTCTTTAATGCTTTCCTGTTCAAGTGCTATATGCTCATTAATCCTCTCTTCCATAGCATTGATCCAATAATCAGACGATTTTTTTCTTTTAAGAGAGCCTTCTTTTTGACAATACTCTCTGTACTTTTTAGGGTTATCTTTCTTAGAGTAACCTTTAGCTTCAGCTTTTTCTTTTAAAGGTGCTGCAAAGCTTTCAAGAACAGGAATCATACCTGATTCATATACTTTCCGAGCTATCGCCTCAGCTGCTGTTGTTTTACCAGCTCTCGCCTTCCCCGCAAACATAATGATATTCATGTCTATCTAACTCCTTACTTAAATCTATAGGTATTACACATACCTTATTACCTATGCCGCATAAACGTAACATTTCACTGACTATTACTGTACACGTACTAGGAGGTTTCCATTTACTTAACCACCTGGCTACATAAAACCAGAAAATAACATGTGTAGGTTTAAATCTCCGTCTCTTTTTTTCGTTAATCAGGTCTCTGAATAAACCCATTTCTTTGAAAGTTATATCTTTAATATAATATCTCCGCTTATATGGATGCTTCTTGTGATAAACTTCTGAGCTTATGAAACTGGTTCTTTTCTTTTTGTCTACTAACAAAAGACAATCAAGATCCTCGTTCTCTACCTGTATAGCGACGTGATTAAAGACACAATTATATACTAACCCCATGATCCTATGCATGAACCAAGGTGTATGATAGAAACAGACGTACATTTTTAGTGACATTCAGACCAGTTACTTCCTATTTTATATTCACCATCCATTTTAACGAAGCAATTATAAAAGGCACCTGCTTCTTTTATAGCTTGTACACCAGCCTTACCAACATCCTCCGCTATTTCAGGAGAACACTCGACCTGCCATTCATCGTGTACCGTTGCCATAAACTTAAACTTACCTGGATATTCTTTAACTAGTTTATTATAAAAAAGAATAAGAGCTTTCTTCATAATCACAGCTCCATCTCCCTGTATCTGAACATTCAAAGAGGAATGCTTAGATCTACAAGGAACTTTTCTTCCGTCTAATAGCTGTATACATCCTTCTTTAGCCACATCGAACTCGCATTTTTTCATTAGATTCTTTAAAGCTGGCATGTTATCTAAGAATTTTTTCTTAAGACTGGCTCCTGCCGATGCTCCCTTGTGGATAATATCTCCTATCTTCTTATTACCCGCTCCATAAACCAACGCATAAAAGAATGTCTTAGCTTCGTCTCTTGTAGCTAAACCGGCTTGCTTTTGATTATAGGAATGAATATCGCCATGTAGTACAAGCTCTCCGTATTCCCCTTCATCCCACTCGGCCATACGGTTAGCTAATAGCCGTGCCTCTAGACCACTGGCATCTATTCCTACTTGTACCCATCCTTCTTTAGGACCGAATAAGCAACGTACCTCGCTGTTAGAGCCTACCTGTTGTAAGTTAGGCTGACTAGCTGTCATACGCCCTGTCACCGCTCCTTGTGGGTTTACTGAGCCATGTATTCTACCATCTCTAGATAAAGAACTTCTTATTATCCAGTCACTGAGCATACCATGTAGCTTAGTAATTTCAAAAGATCTACATAACATAGATGCTTCAGGAAAGGAAAGTTTCTTTAAGACACCTTCGTCTACATTAGGGTTTCCCTTCTCTGTTTTAGGAGCTATCCATCCATACTTATCCTTTAGACGACGAGCTATCTGCTGTCTACTGTTAGGATTGAAGAATTCTACAGAGTCTTTTAATCTTTTTCCTGTTTTTTTAGACCACCTCTCTGTTACAATAGGTGGGAAAATATTGCAGAGTTCGTCTTCAATACTAGCTTTTTCCATTAGAAGATCTCTCTCTAATTTTTCAGCCGTGTTTATATCGAATCCAATTCCATTCTCTATTTGTTTAGAGATAATTACAGATACATGATGCTCTAAATTTACTAACTCTCTGTTATATTTCATAAAAGATTTCTGAGCTTCGTATATTTCCTTAGATACTAAAACATCTTGTTTACAGTACTCAAGCATATCTTCAGAATATTCAGAAAAACCTCCGCTATATTCTGTCTTCAAGATATTAAGATGTTCTCCCCATTGCTGTAAACTGTTGCCCTTTAAGGGGTGGTTTCGTATGTCAGGATACATAAGTTTAGATATTATTAATGTATCTATCGCAGGTGTATTAATAGGACCATACAGTCTTTCTAATACAGGGATATCGTACATAATAATGTTATGTCCAATTAAAACAGAAGCTTCTCTTAATAGAGCAATCGCTTGTATCATATCTTTCTCTCTGAAACAACGTATCTCTCCCGTCTCTTCGTCCATAGCAACTAAGCACCATACCCTAGTTGCTTCCGGAGTAACTGTTTTTCCTATATTTATTTCATTTAAAGCATCCCCTTCTATATCAAATATTATTCTATCCATTTATATCCTTCCATATTTTTGAAGAAGCAGATAAAAATTTACGAATCTTAGGAATACCAGAGAATGGCAGAATTATAGCATCTGTATGGGTTGCACCTAGTTCCTTTAAAACAGTAACTCTTTGGTTTCCAATCCATACATAAACTTTTTCTTCTACGTCCCATAAACTAGTATCTTCCTTAATAACACTGAGTCTATATTTAACTCGGTTATAGTAAAAACTACCTGGTTCCATGTTCTTGGGATATTTTTTTAATTTATCCCATTCTTTTGGTATTGTTACACAGATTAAAGGAGCAACTAAGCCTATCCCTAGTATATTCTCTTTTAACTTAGAAACAAAAGGCTTCCCTTTTGGCTGGGTGTCCAGCGGAAATAACAAGGGAAGGTTTTCTAAGCTAATTTTTTCTGCAGTTCCAGGACAATTAGGTATCTCTTGTAAACGACTTGGAAAATAGTTTTCAGTGGTCAAGGATAACTCTCCCTTCGTCTGTAACTGCCCAATCAATCTCTTGCATACGCCCTGTAGCATGATCATAATACAAGCAAGAAGCAATCCCAGCCTTACCTGTTAGTCTGTTCTTTAGGACACGTACTGTTGTGGTATTGGCCAACAAATGATCGGGGTTCTGTCTGTCTCTTTCCAAAGCAATAACCGTGTTCGGAACACTACTAAGAGAACCAGAACCTCTTAAGTCTTGTAGTGTAATACGGTCTCCTTCTTCATAAGCTTTCTGTGTTTTCTTCAGTTGAGAAATAACATCTATATGAACTCCAGTACGAGATACCAAAGCTCTAAGTTGTTTCATTATATTATCTATCAATAATCGTTCTGAAGAACCACCTTCGAAGTCTTTATCTAGGTTCATTAAACCTGTAGCTGCTGCTGTTATATGATCTAATACAATAACATCTACCCCTAAACTCACAGCCATGAATTCAATACGGGCACATAAGTTCTGTAGTCCGTTATTACCCAAGTGGTCGTAGATATATAGAGAAGTTTCTCCTAATTTTCTTCGACCCTCAGCAGACTCTTCATCTGTCAGCGTATCTATAACATCTATAGACACAGGTTCTCTTCCTAGCTTAACGCAAAGTTCATTCATTATCTTTGCTGCTCTGATAGCTCTTACAGGTTTATTAATAGATAAAGAAATAAGATCATCAACGGTTTCCTGTGGGGATTCTTCTAACATAATAGCTCCGACTGATCTGCCTTCTTTAAGATGATGCATTATCATCTCTCTGATCATAGTAGATTTACCAGAACCTGTACCACTGGTCCACAAAGTTACCTCACCAGATCGTTGTCCCAATAAAAATTCCGTTAAAGCATCAAAAGGAAAAGGGTAAACCTTAGTCTCTTGATCTAAAGATGTATTATCTAAAACACTGGATACATGTAGGATCTCGTCAGGGGAATATCTAGGGGCTTCCCATACAGCTTGTATAACTGCTTTGGCTTCACCCTCCATTAAACATTCGTTAGCATCCTTATAAGGAAGAGCTGCTATCTTACACCTACCGGGAGGCAATAGGTCAGCGACTTTTGTAGCCGCTTCTCTACCTGCTTCATCCATATCAAACATAAGAACTACTTCATCATAACTAGAGACAAACTCTAAGTTATCTCTAATAGATTTCACAGCTGCTGCTGCTCCACTAGGAAGGCTTACTACAGGCCATTTGTTATCCATAAGCTGGCTAACTGTTAAGCAATCGTATTCACCTTCTGTGATCACAAGGCGTTTACCGCCTTTGTTTTTCCAGAGCTGCTGTCCAAAGAGCTGAGGTTTATTAGTATCTCCTCTCCATTGAAAAGCTTTACCTGCTCCTCTAAGTTTCTGAGCAACTATCTTACCGTCACGGTAATATGAACTGATTTCTACCCGCCCCCGATCGCCTTCATAGGTTAGATATCCATATAGTCTTGCCGTCTTCTCGTTTATACGACGAGAATTAATAGCTTTGACTGAGCCGCTTAAGAAAGTTAGAGGTTTTTCTGCGGTTGTTGTACGCATTTCATCACTATCTCCTTTTTTGTTTTCGTAATATTTACAAGCATAGCAGTACTTATGACCGTCATCATATACTGCTAAGTTGTCTTGTGAAGTGTCCTGCCCACGACGAGCGCAAGCAGGACACTGTTGTTTTTCTACAACGCTAGACATTTACTTATGACTCCATGGCATTTTACTTTTAAGCCATGTATACAAAGGCATGCCTGTAAGGGCACCTAGTACGTAAACTAATGCACTGTAAAATACAGTTCCTAATACATCATTCATTTTAATATCTCCTTAATCTTTATTGTATCGTCATTGACAATACGAAATATAATCTTCCCTGCCCATGCTAAGGACACAGTTCCTGTTGCTATGACTACAGGTAAGAAAAACCAATTAGCATATAACGCTAATGCGTAATTTAACACCACAAAAAGTATACCACCTATCAAAGGTCTATAGCCCATACGCCCTCCAGTGAGCACAAGAAGAGCCATACCACCAAGGGTACAAATACCGCCCAGCCAACCAAGCATAGGACTACACGTAGACACAGGGGAATCCATCGCCTGTATCGCATTGTCCATCGTACTTGGAGGCGACGGAAATATCTTTTGCCATGTCGAACATCCATAACTAAATACTCCTATTAGTAATAAACAAAACCACTTCATTCTCCGTCTCCATTATCTATCACCACATCTTCATCTTTTAAAATCATAATTAATGTTACTCCTGTGTTTCAAAAGAATATCCAAATAACTCAATATCTTTTTTGTAAAAATTTGTTACGGCATCTACAAGTTTGTCTGTATAATATACAGAATAATGTTCTTTCTCCTCTCGTTTATTTTTATGAGGAAGTTCGAGATCAGGTAAACCAATTTGCGAGGTCACGTATGCCCAATCTTCCTGCAAGGATTCATACCTTCCTATGAAATCTATCCTTCCTTTCTTTGTTTCCAAAAGATCTTCTTGAAGTCTTTTTAAAGATTTCGCATATTTATTTTGCAGAGTTCCTAGAACAAAATCAGAGAACGAAAGCTCAGAAGGCCACTGGTTGTTCTCTTTCCCTCTGCCCCAGGAAGAAACCAATCTTTCGTAAGGATTGCGAACAAACCCGAAAATAAAAAAGTCGTCCGGTACGTTCATATTCCGGGGAATCGGATGATGCATTTGCTTATTCACATGATGTTTTATTTGCCAGCCTTTACGCTCTGTTTTATCTACTGGTTTAGGGTCAATTAAATAAGGAGCTAATGCAGAGGTAACACTCGAGCCTCCTGTCTTAGGCACGTGTATATAAATAAATTTAAAAGGTTTTTTACTTCTTAACATTAATTTTCCTTTTTAATTTTCGACTCGCTTGCGTTTGATATATAACCACATCATCAGACATTGGCATCAATTTACTTATTGTACAATAAGTGGGAGGTAAACGTTTCAGTGTTATAGCATCCTCGTTTTCTTTTAGAAGCATCTGTAATACACGTTGATCCCATTCAGTAGGTAGCTTATGACACTTTGTTACCCACTTTGATAATAAATCTAAAACCTTATCATTATTACGCCAGTACATAGTACCAGAAAGTAGTTCTTTGCCTCGCCTAAAAAACACACCGAAGTCTTCTTTAATAGAATGAAACAACTGAGGATATTGTAATATACGTGCATCGCTATCTAGCCATACTATATTCTTGTCTTGGCTTTGTAAAGACTCTAATATGAATTCAGCCTTATGAGCACAGTTTTTTTCCCAAGTACCTTTTGATTTAAAAGGCAATATAAAATCTGTGTTCAAACAAAACTTATCCATAGTCTCGATTAAAGCCAAAGCTTCTTGTTCATAAGGAGTATCTTCGGTATAACAAGAAACAATTTGAAAGTCGTTCATTATATTTCCTCCTTTGTACTAACTTGCACAGTAAAATATCCAGGTTCTTCTTTTATAGCCCATTGTTTTATAGCATAAACAGAACTGATCTGACTGTCGTCTTCCCATAAGTAACCGTTTAATGAATCTAAAACAGCTTTAATAAAATTATCTATATCTGCACGAGGGAATATTAATTTAGTTTTCTTAGGTTGTTTTACAAACAACGCTATGTCAACATGCAATTCTCCATCCATAGGAATGAAACCATCCCCCAGTACTTCAGGGATAATCTCTAGCATTTCATTACGAAACTCTTTATAAGGCCCCTTGAAGTAGGCCCCATGCCTCGAAAGGCGGGGCCTACTTGCTGCTCTGGGGTTTATTGGAAATTTCCATTCACTCATTAGAAGGGGATATCTCCCATCTCTTCCTCTGAAGATTCAGCAGATGCTTTAGAAGGTACCTTGTAATCGCTACCATCAAAGCCTTCGGTTGCTGTAAAACCAGCAGACCCGAAGTCTCCACCTTCTGTTTCCTTCTTCTCAATAATTTGTACTCCATTTAGGAATAAACTAAGACTGTTATCTCTTGCTAACAACATAGGAGCTAGCCTAAGACGCACTGTATCTCCGCCGAAAGCTACTGCTTCAGTTGCTTCAGCTTTTGCGTCTCGACAGGGGAACGATTTCTGTCCCTTTTTAACAAAGATCTTTGACTTTGTTTTCAGAGAAGACATGCCTGTGTCCTCGTCCTTGTAGATTCCATTAATCTTAGTAGCTCCTGTATCTTTAATAAGAGTGTCTAAAATATCCTGTAACTCTTTATCAATAGATACTGTGACACTATGGTTTGCAGAATCTTCTCCAAACTTTGTGTCAGGTTCGTGTAAATGTCCCCACTTTACTTCTAATGTGTGTGTAGTAAAGGGCTTAATCTTTTGACTCATCTGTATTGGTCTCCTTTGTTTCTAAACCTTCCTGCAAGTTCTTAATCGATCCTTGCAAACCACCAGCCATCATGGCTAGTACTTGTGACAATTCTGTTAGGTATCCTATAACTTCTTCTGAAGCTATATAGGTCCTACCTTCCTTCTTGTCTTTTTCTTGCGATAATTGTTCGCTCATTACATTACCTCCAAATAAGGGGTTCCATTCTTAATAATACCTACGCCATTAACGGGTTTGCGTAGGAAATTTTTACTATAATACATCAAGGGATGATCCTTGTCAACGCCATTGGGAACATTCATTCCAAATAATTGTTCACCGGTCGGCCCTGTAGTATACAATATACCTGCAGTAGAATGTATATGCCCAGCTACCGAGCTTTGCATTCTCGCTTTAGCTGTATTAAAAGCAGGACACAGCCCACTACTTGCACCGGTACCATGATAATAATAAATATCATCAATGACGTGTTCATATTCCCACTCCCAATTAGGTGTATCATATATATCTGCATACTCTCGTAAATACATAGCAGGTATGCCGCTGCTAGAAGCTAAACGATGTACTCTCTCGTCATGGTTTCCTATGCACACTCGTGCATCTGGAAAAGCTTTATACCATTGCTTTAATGCTTTCATAGCAGCTTCATATTCTGCTACTGCTCCATCACTTTCAGGATTCTTTTGATGAAAAGAAATAGCGTGATGATCGAGGATATCTCCTATAAAAACTACTTCTTTTGTTTTATATTTTCTTCTCATATCCCTACAAAATTTCAGATAATCCGAACGTTCCGCAGGAAGATGAATATCCCCCACAACTAACACATTACTACCTATCATACACTACTCCTTAGATGGTATCACTATGTTTAAATCAATACCAAACTCTTCAATGTTATTCTTCTTTGCTTCCTCTATCAAAGACTCTATAAATACTTTGTAAAGCATAGTAGTAGGGAAACAAAGAGTTAAAAATTTCGCACCGTCGGTCTCGCTTAGTTGAGTACAGTATTGTATACCCAATTCTATGTCGCCCTCGGATTCTATATATATACTAGGAGCCATTATGATCCTCCTTATGCAAAGAAATAGTCAGAGTTTTTTACGTTATCTATTACCAATTCTCCTTGTGCAGGAGGATCCGGCAGCATTACGCCTAACTGTCTTTGTACATCTTCTTTAAAATTTTTCAACTGATTTTCAGAATGTATTTTAATAAACTCATTCCTTAGGACATCTCTCATTTGAGATACGTAATTACAATGACAACCATAAGAATCATGGATCATTGATAAACTAAAAATACCTGTCTGTAACAAGATACTTATTGTATTGAACATATGTGCTGCGTCTAAACTATGAATAAAATTAGGAGCTATTGCTTGAAGGGCTCCTCGTTTATTAACATCTTCAGAAGATGTATAGAAAACTAGTTCTTTATTGTTGAACAGTTTAGATATAGATCTTCTAGTATTAATCTGATTATAACGATGGACTACTTTAAAACCGCTCGGGGTTTCGTACTCTATGTGTTTATTCAAATCGTTAGCGACCTCAACGATAGACTTAAGATATGCTTTTCCTTTATTAGGTTCACTTAAGCAAGAGTCCATGCTAATCTTAATAGCACGTGCAAGTTCTGTGATAGCTCCATTTTTTTCCTTATCGTTTACCCAATCTAAATGTCCTTCCACTTTCAAATACTTCTGTATACCATAAAAGGTAAGACCATAAGGGTCACACATGGTGGAACGCTTAGTAACTTTCCTATCTATTTTCTCTTCCCAGTATTCCAAAAACTTAGCACACCAAGGTATCTCATCTATATGGTGTTGACAATAAGATGTTACACTGTCGGCAATATATTGGTAAAGATCTCCAGGAAAATCTAATGGAATTATTCCCACCTTCTCGCCTACAGACGCGTCTCTCATGATAGCTGACCAGTGTTGAGCTCCGTTACATAAGCCGTCTAACTGTACGGGAACAGAAGACATGCCATCTTCTCTCATTATATCAAAGATAGCCGCCAGTCTTTGGAAAGATTTGTTTTTCTTTTTACGAGAATCTATCCATTGTCGATTCTCGTACGGATCTTTGGCAATCTCTTGTAACATGTCCCAGTTATCTTCAGTCCATTGTACTCGCTGATCTAAACTAAGTTTATCTTGATCGAATAAATTAGCCATGTTCACTTTAAGCCAGTATAAACCTTCCGGTGTGACCTTGACTTCATTAGCAAACATAATAAGACCTCTATCAAAATCTGAAGACTGAGGACTCAGTAACTCACAAGCTGTATATGCCCTGCCTCTGAAATCTAGAGTCATTGTATGATAAAAATAACCGTTCTTCAGTAAATCATGAGCTAGTTTTAAGCGAACAAGCATACGACCCCTAGCTTGTTCTTGTTTATACCACTCAGACCAGGCGTGTTGTCTTTGTTGACACCAGATAGCTTTGTCTATCTTATCACCCTCCTTTGGATACTCTGCAGAAAACATAAAGTCTTCAAAATTATAGTAAGGAAGGTTAGCCAAGTTAGTGTTGTTCTTAAATAAGTTTTCCATAACCTCTAACACTTTAGAGTTTACACACCACTCGGTTAACATGAGTCCATTTAGACTGTTTAAAACCTTCTTTGAAGGAACAGAGGACTTCTGCTCTCTTACACTGTCGCCATAGTTATTAGATTTAAAGTGCTGAACCACTGGTTTACGCATCTCTTTATGAATATACCCACCACTAGATGCTTCTGTGTGCAGCACAGGAGGTATTAACATAGGGCGATACAGTAAAGAACTAGTCTGTAAAAGAGAGTGTCTATTATGTAATTCCTTTAAGATTGTGTCATGAAATTCTACGAAGACATACTTTTTTAAAGAGTTACCTCTCTTAACTGTCCTCGTATTTAATAATATAATATTACTAGAGGCAGCTATTCTTAGCATAGCATGGCCAAAGTTATGTTGAAGTGTAACACTTAGTTTTTTATAAGTGTCCATCTTCTTAGCAAAAGCAACACATCTTTTAGGTGTCCAGTTTTTTATAAATTTAGATTGCCTAGTCCAGTCCTCTTTATTAAAATCCTTTGCTGTCTGATAAGAAACTATATCCATAGCATCTTTGGCTATCATTGTAGCTACTGTTTGTGCTATAGGAGGAGTACAAAAATCCTCCTCTAACTGATGTCCCCAGAAACTAGAGGAAAACCAACAGCGTATCACAGCTCGGATTGTTATGTCTGCCATTTTTGCAGCACCTAGTGTTATAAAAGTAGTCAACCACTCCGGAGTTTTCCGGTCTTGTACTATGTTATCTAACCACTCTTGATACACCTCTTTTAGTTCTTTTACAGAATCATCTAAGAGTTGCTGTTCAGGTAAGCCTTCATCTGGAGATCTGTTATAGTCGTCCCAATATTTCGAACGACTACTAAGTAACATAGTATCTTCAAAAGTAAGTTGAAGCTGTCTTCTTCTATCCTTTTCTACGTCTGATTCGTTAGCCCATTTCAATAGCCAAGCTCCTTAAGTTTTTGTTCATGTTCTTCTTTGGTGATGTTTCCAAAAGCTAAATCCCAGTTCAAATCATATACTTCTTTAGGAGAAGTAAGAGGTCTTTGTTGATCTCCTTTCCCTGCTCCGGTATCGTTCCACTTAGTAGGTACCCAGTTACTCCCTTCTTGATTATATCCATCCCCTTTATTATCTCTTTTTCTATCTAACAGTTTCTTGGGATTATGGGGATCGTTTTTCTTTATCTTATGCTCTTCGTCACTCATATGAATTCCTTCCTTTCTAATGGAGCCGCTCGGATTCGAACCGAGGTCACCGCAGTTACCCAATGGGTTTTACTACGGCTCGATACCTGTCTCGGCCCCTGAAGATTACCTCTTCGATTGCGGTCGATTCACAGTGTCGAAGTTAACCAGTACAGAACCCCGTTAAGATAGATGCCGTAGCAAATGCTGATCGACTTGGGCTAAAAGGATAGGTAACATTATATTAAAATGTGCGTTAGAGATGCCAAGATTATCTCATTAAAGCCCGTCTAGCCGTGGCTCCGCACATTAGATTGTCGCGGAGAGCACTCCCACTTCAGGGATTCAACCTCGCTGTGCTCTTGACCCGCTATTAAAGCGTGGATTGTTGACTCTGGACACAAGCCACCGTGTCTTCGCTATCCAAATATGGATGCACTACCGTAATGAATCTTACATCATCTTCACGCCTTACAGGCAGTCTCTGTTTGACGACCATGCATCACCAAAGGCTTTGTACTCGGCAGAGTCTTAGATTGTATGAGGCTTGTCTGACTTACGCACGAATGAACTGCTTCAAGAAGCACCTTCCGTTCCCGTAGCGGGGCTCCGAGTTTCGACATCGGTACACTGCACATTTCAGGAACTCATCTTATCACCCTATTCTATAACCGTTTCCAGTTATTACCTTTGGGGAATTCGCATGTTCCTACCTCATATTAGATTGTGGAGAGTAGTAGAGTTCAGCTGCCCCAGCTTAATGCTGCTTCGTGCACGAGCCCATACTACTACTCCCCGTATATTGTTGGAATGTGTAGGAGCAAGGGCATCTAGATTTGAGCTCTCACCGACCCTACCTCGTTTGATTCTCTTTGTCTCTCCAGTTGAACCAAACTCAAGCGGTACTAAGCCCTACATCATTCCAGTAGATTGTCGGTAGGTTACGCCTACCACTCGGACTGCCCTTTAGCCACTCGACCGTCAGTACTGTGGGATGCCTTTATACCCTGCATCACGGGTTGAGTTACACAAGTTGCAATGCTTTACGCATCACTCTAGTAGAGTCTCGGCTTGCATCGCCTATAAGCTTATTAGCAATGGTAGCTTCTTTAGTTCTACGCTTCTTGTGTTGCAGCCAGTTGGTTACTGCGTTAGCAGCAAGCCAAGCACTGTCCTGTCCAAACTCTCTCACCTCTTTATCAAAGGTCTCGGTAAAGCCTTGCATTGTAGCCATAGCTTTCTTTCGAGAGTTATGTTCCTCTTGTGTATAAGATGACCGTGCTGTTGGCACTTCACCTTCGAACATCTGATAGCATTCCATCCAGAAGGATTGAATCTCTTCAGCATTCCATCTCTTTCTGCCCAGTTGTTGAACAGCACCACGGAATGCAGTCTTATGATTCTTCCATTCTTCTAATGCATCCTTAAGACTAAGGATCTTCTCATCCATGTCACCCTTGTGACGTAGCTTAATCATACGCTGTGATCCTTCACTGATAGCCCAGCTCAATGTGTTGTTACATACAACTCTGATTGAGGTAGGTAAAGCCGATAGGCTAAGCGTACCATTATGACTGTTCATTAGACAGAGATACTCATGCATCTCATCGTTACCATTGACAGCCCACTCATCATCCTTCATTAGGATATATGACTGTGCTCCATTGAACAGAGTACCTGCTGTTTCTACCCTAGCATTAGGTAATGCATCAGCAATCTCAAACAGTTCCTCATTCTGTACGATCTTGTAGTTCTTATTGACTACACCTAATACTTCTTTAGTATCAGTACGTACAGTAGCATGGAACTTACTAGGTAAAGTATTGCGTGTACCCCATTCATCTTTGCCATAGGCAGCTACTAGGGGTTCACTAAGTTCGACACCGAAGTCCATCTTAGCAAGACGCATAGCATCCATGGTTGTAGGTGCATTCTCTACGACTGTTCCTAGACCATGCCATGCAGGTTTACCTACATATAAAGCATGATCATTCTCATACATTTCATGTGACATAAGTTCTCCTTATAGTTCGTCACTGTACTTCTCCCAATTAGATTGATCCCAACATTTAAGATCATCCTTTATCTTACCTTTAGGTAGACGCTTGGGTTTCTTCTTTTTGTTTTTGGACGGCTCGTCTTTCGACTGAGGCACGTATTTTTTCTTTCGCTTTCTCAAGCTCATACTCCTCCATACCTATATAGTACTCAATGACATCACCAGCAGGCACCCAGCCAGCTGTTTTATGCAAGACGAATCCGTCGTCTGTGAAGTCGTTGATCATACCTAATTTTAGCATGGTTTCCAAACATGTGTGTGATATGTTTATGTTCATATCTATACTCCTTTAGCATACTGCGGTTATAAATTCATGAGCTCCGTATATTACATAGATACGAGGCCATATTAACATACTAATCCTCATACACTTCATAAGTTACATCCCATTCCTTTGTCTTTATATTATAATCTACAGAATCTAGTTCAACAATGTAATCACATTCACGACCATCCCTAGTATAAGTACCACGAACTAACATGAGAATCATATTCTCCGGATCTATGCAGTATGATACCTTAATTTTATCTGGTGTCAAGTACAATCCAACACAAACATCAATATATTTTCCATCCCCATATTCATAGGATCCTATACCATGATCTTTTTCGGTGAATTCACAGCAGTCTTCTACCATACCACGAATATCATCTTCTGTAATAATATCATCCATTCCTAGCAGCCCTTTCTTTACCTGCGGTGCCTTCGCCTGATTCTAGGTATATATCTCCCCGTACTACAGGTGCATCTAAAGTAACCTGAAGACATCGAACAACCTTAAGTATCTCTCTCATTACTGTTTGCTCTATCTCATTCTCGATTCCTGCATGGATGTCGAGGAGTCTTTCGTTCACATGTCTAAGAGCACAGCCCTCTAGTTCCTTTTGGATACTCTCGAACTGTCTAGTTATCTCAACATCTGCCGTCGTCTTAGCCTCAAGCTTAACGACTCTCTGTACCTCGTCCTCTATCATAGCGAGGATTTCGTTATCTTCTACATCTACACTTAAGTACATTACTTGGTTCTCCTATTAATTGTATCATTTACTATATCTTCTACTACTTCGCTTACCATATAAAATTCCATATTATTAAAGATATGACATATTTGTAACCATTCTTCATCTGTTAGTTCCCTGTCTACGATGCCCCAGTCATCAATATCTTCCTTAGCCCACCACATCGCACAGATAGGCTTACCTTTGTTGGCATTAAGATATATACGTAAGTATTGTTCTGGTACTAGTTCTATCATTTATATTCCTTTACTTCATAGGGATTATCGCCTTTCTTACGCATTGAATTAAAGTCGGCGGCTTCAGCCTCTGCTTCACGTCTTGTCTTGTATTTCATGGGCTTGTCTTTCTTATCCATCACCCACCATTTACCTATACGGATGCCCCATTGTTTATCCTTCATGTATCTGTATCCTCTCGTGAATCAAACGCTTGTTCTACTAAAGCCACAAACAAATCATCTAGTTCATCTACTAAAGAACTAGAGTATATCTCATCCCTTACCCATTCCCACTCATCATCAGTCAGTGGATGTTGGTATTTAGAGTATTGCATATCGCTCTCGTGCTTTTCCCATTCTATTATTATATTTTCAGTCATCGGGATATCCTACCGTATCTATCTGTGATATCTGTGACAAGGGTATCAGTACAGTATATTCATCGTCCTCTGGACACCCTTCATTAACTGTTGCAATGATATACGTATCCCGTATCTCTTCCAGTACGGTTACGCTATCAAAAAACATATATTCATTCAGGTCATGATCAAAGATTCTGACCTTTTGTCCTACTAATTTTCTCATTAGTTTCTCCTTGTATATCCTCAGGATGCTTAACATCAACTGAATCGTCGCAATCATCACACCAGAATTCGTCATCCCAGAATCCATCGGATATATCTATTGACCCACAATCTGTGGGGTCTACATAGATAGTTAATTTCTGGGTAATGTTTACCCCGCCACATTCTTTACACTTGTACATTATTGGTTGTCCTCTATCAGCTCTTCCAACAATTTTGCAAGGTCAAAGGTAGACATAGGACCTCTAGTTGTTTCTATTGTACGCCTACCATTCATTATAATTCGCGTAACTTCAATAATTTGCGTAACTTCAATCTTTAGATCACAATGAAATTTATTTGTCTCTCGATTCATATTCGTCCTCATCTATAAAATCTATGTGTTCAGTATCACAGTCAGCACACCAGTAGTATTCTACTGGATAGTCTATACCACCTGCAATAGGTAGGTTACTGTAAGTATCGTCATTAGGGTCATACATTGCTATATGCCCCTCAGATATATTAGTTCCTCCGCATTCGCTACATACTACTGTCATCTTTATCCTCCCATTCTTCAGACATACATCCTACTTCCCAACAGCCTGATTCAGTACAGCCACACTTGGGACAAGGTTCTTCATCAGGCTCATATTCATACCATCTGCCGTCGTCTTCCATGCTATCAGGTCTACCACCATGAGTCATAGTATACCTCCCGTCCTGCTTCTAGTTCTTTACGTGCCCATGCAATAAACCTAAGGTCTTGTTCCTTATAGTATTCATCTGAGTTTTCACCGTGGAAGAAGCCACCACCTTGAGGTAGTTCTCCTGTAGTAACAGAAA